GATGCAGGTATTTTTTCTGTAATGTTAGATTTGAACGCTGCGGTAACAGATAACTTAAATTATCAAATTGATAGAAGTATCCAAGAAACTGTTTTACAGTTTGCACAACAAAAAAATTCTGTTTACAATATTGCAAGAACCTACGGTTTAAAAGTACCAGGTCAAAGACCTTCAGTTGCATTAGTTGACTTCTCAATTACAGTTCCTGCTTTTGGTGATAGAGAAGACTTAAGATATTGTGGAATATTGAGAAGAGGATCTCAAGTTAATGGTGGGGGACAACCTTTCGAAACTGTTTATGATATTGATTTTGCATCACCAATTAACGCTGAAGGATCACCCAATAGAATAAAAACACCAAACTTCGATGCTAGTGGTAAGTTAGTAAATTACACAATTACAAAAAGAGAAGTAGTTGTGAATGGAATTACAAAAGTATTCAAAAGAGTAATAACACCAAACGATAGTAAACCTTACTTGGAATTATTTTTACCTGAAAAAAATGTTTTAGGTATTACAAGTGTTTTATTAAAATCGGGTACACAGTATTCAACAATACCAAACCCACAAGACTTTATTACTTTAGGACCTGATAGATGGTTTGAGGTAGATGCTTTAGTACAAGATAGAGTTTTTGTTGAAGACCCAACTAAAACATCAGACCAACCTGGTATCAAAGTGGGGGTATATATAACAACATCGAATAAGTTTATTTCTGAATATACACCACAAGGTTTTTGTAAAATAACTTTTGGTGGTGGTAATATTTCGGCTGATGAACAGTTAAAAGAATTCGCAAGAGACGGTAAAGGTTTTGATCTTAGTCGTTATACAAATAACTATGCAATGGGGGCGGCTCTTTCACCTAACACAACTTTATTTGTTCAGTACAGAATAGGGGGTGGATTATCAAGTAATGTTGGTATCAATACAATCAATCAAATTGGCACTGTTTCATTCGCAGTAAATGGTCCATCAGCAAGTGCAAATGTAAGTGTGACCAACAGCCTTCAATGTAATAATGTCACTGCCGCAATCGGAGGAGCTAATCCACCAACAACCGAAGATGTTAGAAACATGGTCTCTTTTAATTTTGCGGCACAAAACAGAGCAGTAACTGTAAATGACTACAATTCAATTTTAAGAACTATGCCCGCTCAGTTTGGTGCACCTGCTAAAGTTGCCATAACCGAAGAAAACAACAAAATAAGAATTAAGATGTTGTCTTACGATTCGAGTGGGGTTTTAACTAATGTAGTTTCGAACACATTGAAACAAAATGTTGCAAATTACCTTTCTAACTTTAGAATGATAAACGATTATATATCAATAGAGGCGGCTGAAACAATAGACTTGGCCGTAACTGTTGATGTTGTACTTGACAACAGTCAGAACCAAGGAGCAATAATTGCAAAAACAATCGAAATAGTTACAGACTTCTTCAATCCTTTAGTTAGAAATTTAGGACAGAATGTTAATATATCTGAGTTAAGAAGACTCATACAGTCTGAAAACGGAATTGTTTCAGTATCAGATGTTTTATTTTTTAATCAAGTTGGAGGTCAATACTCATCAACCCAAACCTCAATGAGTTATCTAGACCCCGTAACACGACAAATCCAACCAGTTGCAGACACTTTATTTGCAACACCGACTCAGATCTACCAAGTTAGATATCCAAACAAAGACATTAATATTAGAGTTCTTAATCTTAAGTCTGTTAATTTCTCTTAGTGATTTATTTTTTTTGAAAGAAACCTATTTTTTATTGAAAATAGGAAATAAACTATTTATCAAAAAAAGAAAAATTAATGTCTAAATCATATAGAATAAGGACACAGGTTGGTGTCGACAAATACATAAATGTAAATTTAGAACAAGACTGGGAACAACTTGAGATATTGTCTCTAAAGATTCTTGCTAATAATATTTACACTCGATTTTGTGCTGATTACGGTGTTGTTACGGGTCGTGTATTTGTCAATGGAGGTTTTGGATTACCAAATGCTAAGGTGTCTATTTTTATTCCTTTGACTGACACAGATGAGTTAGATCCGGTTATTTCAGAAATATACCCGTTCAAAACTATTAATGACACCACTGAAGAGGGTTACCGATATAATTTACTCCCAAAACTACCCTCATATAATGGACATGTGTCCACAGGTTCATTTCCTAACAAAGGGGATGTTCTAATGGATGAATCATATATTGAGGTATATGACAAGTATTATAGATTTACAGTGACCACAAATGAGAGTGGAGACTTTATGATTTTTGGGGTACCAACTGGTGAACAAACTATCGTAATGGATGTTGACTTATCAGACATTGGATGTTTTTCGTTGTCACCACAAGATTTAATACAACAAGGTTTGGCAACCGAAACTCAAGTCGACGGAGCAAGATTCAAATCTTCTACAAATTTAAGAGAGTTACCACAAATCAAAAACCTAATTTATACTGTAAATGTTAGACCGTTTTGGGGAAGTGAGGATCTTTGTCAAATTGGAATTACAAGAGTTGACTTTGATTTAACAAAACAAGCAAATATTAATATCCAACCTACAGCAATCTTCATGGGATCAATAATCTCAACTACTGATGATGATGCTCTGAAAGTAAAATGTAAACCAAAAAATAATACAGGTAATCTTTGTGAGTTGATTGCTGGACAAGGAGAAATACAAGGTATAAGACAAACAATTTTTTCAGATACAAATGGTTTACCAATCCTTGAAAGATGGAATATAGAACAAGCGGGTAAAGTTATTGATGGTGACGGAACTTATTTGGTTAATGTACCAATGAACTTGGATTATGTTACAACAAATGAGTTTGGACAACAAGTTTTATCTGCCGATCCTGCGGTAGGTGTACCAACAAAAGGAAAGTATAGATTCAAGTTTAGATGGCAAACATCACAAGGATTACAAGGTAGTTTCTTAAGAGCTGATTTTTTAGTGCCAAATATTAAAGAGTATGGATGGACCAATTCAGGAAACGATCCATTCGACCCAACTCAATCATACACATATAATTATCCCCAAATTCCTGCAGGTTCAATATCAGGTCAAACTGTGTTAATAACTTCTGGAGGGTTAATAAGTCCTGTATTCTACAATGTTGAAAGTTACACCATTTTTGTAAATGGGAATCAATACTTTGGATCTCCTGAGTCTATTGATTTTAGTGCGGGAGGCACATTACTGATAGTTGCAAGTCCTTTGGATGATCAACAACCACAGAATATTGATTTTACTTTTGTTCCTCAAGACTTGTTTGATGTTTATAAATCATATGCGTTCAGTACGGATTGGGATGATTATGCAAACGCACAAGACGCTATCGATTGTAAGGACACTTTCTATGAGTTCAAGTACAATAAAGTGTATACGACTGCAATGTTCTTAGATAGATACAAAAACGGTATAGGAAGAGCAAGACATTTAGGTATAAAAGAAATTGACAACAGAAGTTGTAAGTCAACTGTAAATACATTTCCTGTTAATGATGTTATAAGAAATTTTGATTTTATTTTCTTTGTTTTCAACATCCTTATAAACATACTTACATTCCCAATCTTAACATTATTATTTGTAGCCCACTTTATTTCATTTATGTGGCCACTTCTGAAGTATGTTCTTATAGCTTTAGGAATTTATTTTTCATATGAGGCAACAGTTGCATTAATTGAATCAATTCAGACAGCTGCAGCAGCGATTAATGTTGCATCAGGAATCATAAGTGCATCTTTAGCTGGTCCTGTGGTGAATGTTGGTAACATTTTAGAAGCGGTCAGGTTGATTCTATGGGGGATCGGTCAAGTTGCGATTGCGACATTTAAATTAGGTTTGGCCCTTGCATTCACCGCAGTTGCCATTGTAGCTGCAAGACGAATAAAAGGTTTTCCAAGAATTGGACTTCCTATGATTTCATATCCTGATTGTACAAGTTGTGATTGTGATTGTAAAAGTGCCGAAATGGATGATGATTTTGATGAAAGTTCTATAAACCAACAAATTAATGAAGCCGGTACCGCTTCACAAGGTGGTGAAGAAGTTTTATCGATACCTAAGACTGCTGTTGCCCCTGTAAACTATTCAGGGTCATATAATGTCGAACACCCAAATCTAACGGTCAATGAAGATAATGAAGGACCATATCACCCTTGTGATAGTTTGGGTACTTTGATGGGACAACAAAACGGTTTAGATTCATCGGTTGCGGTTAGGGCGGCATTAGATTTCAGAAGGTTATTTTCGGGATATGATGTTTTAACATCTACATCACCTAACAAATACATACCAAACCCACAATATCTCTTAAAAGCTCCCCAACCTTTCTTATTTGTGGGAGAAAGAAGGGCACCACTTTATTTAAACTCAATTACAGATTTGAGGGGATTCGCTTGGCCAAAAAGTGTTACCTTAAGTCAAAAATTAAACGAATTTAATACTCGAGATAAATATTTCAAAAGTTCACCATCGGCGTCAAATGGAACAGGGGTAAACAGAATTAAAACAACTGTAAATCCAACTTTAGGGTCAACAGCATATGAAGATCAAGTTCTTGTAATTCTAATGAATAAAGGTACTACATCAAGTTTAGGTGTTGGAAATTTAATTACTTTTCAGAACCCAAATTATGTAAACCCAACTCTTGCAACACCTGTAAATAGATTAACAAACCTAACAGGTGCAACCACCAACCAATTTCAAAATAACGCTGTAACAGGTTATACAATTACAGGAAACACAATTCCCGTACAAGTGCCTTATGCTAGTCCGAACTCACCAACATCCTATGCTTCACCAGCTGCTAATATAATCGTTGTTTCACCTCAAGTTTCACAACAACCTGTGATTGGTAATCCAAGTGCGGAGCAATCGTACCTCCAATATCCTACTGATATGGAATATTTCCAATTAGTTACTGGGGTTACTTTTAATGAATTTATTGCCAATTCAAATACCGGCAATACTGGATTTTTCCCTTCTACATATTTGTTACATGATGTTACAATTGGTGTAAATTTTTGTGGTGTTTCAAATCTGACATATAACAACATTATTACAACAATGACAGACTTTCAAAACTTTGAAATCTGTATCTTTGTAAGAGGAGTCGATCCACACACGGCAAAACAACCAACAATTCAATATGATTTATCAAGATTGTTTGGTAAGTCATATGGACAAGGTCCAATAATCAGTGGAAGTTATTACCTCAACAGACCAATCCAACCAACAACAGGTACGGGATACAAACCACTTACACACAACACACTTACAAATGTTTTAAATAATTTGTATTTCCCATCATTCACATTTACAATTGATTCTACACCAGGAAATTATAGTGGATTTACTTCTGATTACCCTTATTACTATGCAAGTACTGACGATTCTATCTCTAGTACTTATAATCCATATCCAGGACAATGGCAAGTAAACAACTTAGCAAGTAACCAAATTTTAACAAATCCTTCTAACCGATCCCTCCCTCTGAATCAGTCGGCTTACATGGTTGGAGGAACATATATTAGATGGGTTAACACTAATTTAACTAATAGTTATCAAATGTTGTTACAAACTGGAAATAACAACAGTTCACCATCTTGTGATCAGGATTGTCAAAATATGGAATATTTTAACACAGGATCGACTTTTTACACAGGAATCAATTCTGCGGGTAATTTGACCGCACTTTATTCACCGGCCTATTATAGATACTCACTCAACGGTGTTAACTTCTCAAACTCAACAAATATTGTTATGAGAAGTGATCGATTACCAACTTCTACAACAGTACAAAATGGTGCTTCAGGAACTAACACAGGATTTGCCTTACATCAAAATGATAACTTTGCGGTATTCTCACCATCGGGAGACGCAGCTTATCCATTTATTACCGCAGGTGGTGATCTTTATAGTGGTGATAGTCAAGATGATGACCCAACAACACAAGCACTTACCGAAACATTAAGTTGTGAAGGTATGGTACCTTTGGAATGTTACTCAGGTTCAGGTGGTAATGTTGGTGTATTACCCACAGGTCAATGTTCAATTCCTGAAAACAGAATGATAAATGGATGTTATTGTTTATTGAACAAGACTTATTTATTTGAATATGGTGCGGATGCTAGATTATTTTTAGAATGGAAGGTTAGATTTACAATGAACTTTGCCGCTTGTAGAGGAGTATTTGGACAAGTATTCCAAAACAACTGGATCAATGGTGTCTTATATATGTTTAACTTTAATAAACAAACAACCTTTGACGCATTTGCAAATCCGGTTTACGATTATTGTGATGATGTGATTATGTTCAACGACATAACAAATGTCTTCTTTTATAGATCATCTCCTTGGGATCAAAATACCGAAAGGTTTATTGGTAAAGACTCACCACAAATAAATCCTAATGCCGTTGGAGTAACTTTTCCAGGTTTTGGATATAATGTAAAACAAATACAATTTCCAACAACCATTACTGATTTAGGGCCAAGAGATTATTTTATTAATCAAATTTGTTGTTCATCTGGTGAAGATGGATTTGGATCTTATTATGCTAACCAACTCAAAACTACATCATACCAAGATAACTCAGATATCATCCAATTAGGGTTTTTGTCGAGAATATTAAATGAAGGTGTTAGACAAAGAATTATACCAATAACAAACGGAGGTGATAGTTCCGAAGGAAAAGGAATAATTCAATTCTTCAATAGTACAAGAGGTGGTTATCGTATAGATGGTGATTGGGCTCAGATGTTATCAATTAATTCTGAATGGAAAGTTTTACCATTCATTACAGAAAACTTACCACAACCTAACCCTAATGTTTACATTTATTTTGGTGATAACAATAACGGAACAACAACACTCTCCGGAGATGAAATCAAACCTATTATGGGATTGTTTTTCCAAGTAAATGACGATGAAACTTACTATAGAAAAATAATGTCTCCGGGAATCGAAACTTACAATTTTAACCCACTAATTGAGGAAGACTTTGGATATCCTAAATCTCAGGAAGTCCCGCATTATAGATGGCAAGTTAGAATACCAACTGTATATGCAGGAACCCCAAACATATTTGGTTCGGAGGATAACAATTGGTTCACCACGACATATCCGGTTTTAACACCTAATAATAACTCACAGGGATTCTTTTTCAAAAAGTATCAAGATTTAGATTTCGTAACTGGTGGTGAAAAATATAGGACGACAACAACTCAAAACGGTTTCATAAGTAATTATGTAAATGGTGTACCACAGTACTCATCCTCAAATGTGACACAAGGATCACCAAGCACATCGTTCTTGGATTCTATTATAGTTGGTGCACCATATCATTTCTATTTTGGGTTAAATAACGGTAAGACTGCGATCGACAGATTCTTTAAACTATATGTTGTGAACGAATTATAATATGAATGTAGATCCATCAACAAGAATAATTGAATCAACACAAAGGTACAAATCGGCACCTTTGAGTGATCAGTTTATTAATGTACCTTTGAAACAATCAATGAAAGAATTGGTTGAATTTGATCGCACAACTGATCTTAGTTTACTTGAAGTGTTCGATGAAGAAAGACAACAATCAACGATTTTTAGACCTGTTACAAAGTTTACAATTTTATTTGAGAATGCTTTGACTGGATCAACAACATATGTACCTTATAGAGACAACCTATATTATACTAACGCTCTCCAAAATGCAATTTCATATTATCCCACAGGTAATGTACCATCTGTTCCCCCACAACCAACAGATCAAACAGTACCTTGGGATGGTTTTCCTCAGTACCCTGAATTTGATTTCATAAGAACCGACAATTCTGTACAAGGGTATACGATAGGGTCAGGAAGACATTTAGATTTTAAATCAGTTAGTGCAACTACTTACAACTGGTCACATTACTTAAGTTATGCTTATTCGAATGACCCGAATAAAAAAATGTATGCCGTCGAACCACAAACTCAAATATCTTGGAATTGGATTGCATCTGATGGAATACCTTTTTACATTGTAAGGGGTAGTGAACTCATAACTAATCAAATTACTTTTAAGTGTCCAATCAAACACAATTTAAGTGTAGGACAGTTTGTTTTGTTATCTATAAACTACAACAACAACTCAATATTTCAAGTGGATGGTTTGGGAGATGGTGGATCAGGATCCGAAGAATACATATTTAGTATCCAAAATGTGGGATATACTGGAACAACATTTGTGACTCTAAATCAAGGAACATTTAGAAGAGTTTTAGATAAAACAAATTTAAACGATACAATAAGTACTTACTATGTAAGAAGACATCGAATACTTACAGATTCAGATTGTGCGGTATTAGTTAATGCGGGATATGAAAAAAATGTTTATAATGACAAAACAAAGTGTGAAATCAAACCTCTAACACCTAATCAAGTTAAAAGAACTTCTGTAAAAGAAGGATCAAGATCTTATACATTGTCATTCAATTGTGATGTCAATTTAAGAAATTTATTAGATAATCAAAACAGACCAATCAGTAAATTATACTTTACAACAATTTGGAGAGGTTATTTTGGTTGGACACAAAAGTTGAAACAAGGTTGGGAATTTAACACATATTTAGATGTTGGAAAACCACAAGTATGGTGGGATCAAAACAATTTAGATTCTAATACAACAATAAATCAATCTCAATATACATCTTTAGTAAATCAAGGTCCTTTTTTTTATAATGATTTGTTAACTTCAGGTGATACTATAGATGGAGATTTTTGTGAATGGAATAATTTTGAACAAATAGAAAGAACACTTTCCGTTTATCAACACAAAATTACATATAACAACAATTGGTTTAGTTTGAATTTTCCAACTTTAAACCCAACAAATTTGTTTGGTTATTTTTACCAACCCCACAACCAAATAGGGATAAGAGAATTTTCTGAGTACATTGAAGAATCAACCGATCAGAATATTGTTGATCTTCCTGAGTATGCTTATTACTCAACATTGAATTCTTCTTTTAGATGGAGAGACCTTTATCCTTATGGGTTCATCAGTGGTGATGGTGTTGGTCTTGACTATCCGTTTTTGAATAATGCTCACTATCCTTTTGTTGACACAATTTTTAGAATCACACCTGAAAACTATAATACAGCAAGCGATTACGCAACACCAACAAATCCAAATGAATTAAGTCTTTATCAAGGTGGTAAAGTACCTGTTGATTTGACTGTTATTGCGGCACCTTCTAGTGATGGTTGTGATGTAGGTCAGATATTGTTTGACATAGGAACTAACCCAAATAATCAAAACCCAAATAATCAATAGATGGATTTTACACGAATTAAAATAGTTAAAGATGACATTGATAAGTTTGTTAATATACCAATTAACATGCAATGGGACTTTATGGGAAGAGACGATAGCATTCAAGTATATGAAGTTGAAGCCGTTAAAGAGGTTATTGGTTCACCTCAAGATTTCGAAATTATAAGATTTGCACATAATATATTTCCAAACATAAATACAGAAATAAATTATGTTTTTAATTTTTATGATTATTCACAACCAATCACCGCAAACACAGTTGGTAACTGGACTGTAAACTATCTCAACAACGGATTTTCAGTTACTGATGTTTATTATTTTTCTAAATCTTTCACTAATTCTTTTTTCAAATTAGATTTATACGATACTGATGATGATGCAACTCGCCAATTATTTGTTTCAATCATATTACCCGTACAACAAGGTTTAACACAAACAGCTAGTTTATCACCAACACTTCCACCAATAGAAATAAAAAAACCTAACATGGTTTTGGATTCCATAGGTAATGATAAAGAGGGTTACTATATCTATTGGTTGAGAAGTAGAGAAATTATAGACATTAATACTTTTTACATGTCCGCGCAATTTTTTGATGCAATAACAGGAGTCTTCAAACAGATGACAAATACAAGACAAGACCTTCTAACTCCTGATAAATTTAATTACGATCATTCACAATACAATTACTATAGAGTAGACTTAGATTATAATACAAAAACTTACGAAGTGTTTTCAACATCAACCAATCTTAGAGTTGGAGATTTGTTAACACCGATAACTTGGTATGAATATGTTAACCCATAATGGAATTACAAGAATATAAATTTGTTATATCACCTGAGAACATCAAAAGTGATTTAGTTTTTGTTCCATATACTGGCGAAACTGATGTTACTACAATTATTGATCCGTGTTGTTTGACTGCCACTACAATAAGTGCAACAACTACAGGTACAACAGGTGTTTATTTACCTATGTCTTATTTGTTAAGTGGAAACACAGGTGGTACATCATTTCTTACGGGATTATCAGTTAACATTATGATTACTGAATCTGCGGTTGATTTGGGATATTATACACCTTTTGACGGTTTAGTGGTTCAGTTAGATGTTTTGAACAATTTTATAGTTACCGCAGACACTATTAACCCATATACTTTTAAGTTTTATAATACATCAGATTTAGAGTTTATTAAGTTTTTACAATTAGTGACTTACACATTGGATTGGGGGGATGGAACACCAACACAAGTCTTATTAGGGATTACGCCTGTCACACACACCTACCCAACTGCGAATACTAATTATGTAATAACACTAACCGCAAACTCACCTTGGGGAATATCAACAGTACAAAAAACAATCACTACCCCATATAGTGCTGTTACCATAAACAATCCTCTAGGTAACTTAACATTTTATCCTGCTGGAGCTAGTTGGTCGGCAACACCGATAAGTTATGATTATATTTTTACAGGAGATTCTAATACTAATGTCACAGATTATTATTCTTATAATTACACCACAGTCCCTTTTCCTGTTACAGGAATAACAGAATCAACTGTCAATGATTTAACTCAATTTGGCCCAAAAACCAATTTGTACGATGGTAAGTTCAAATTGGGTATACAGGTAACAGGTCAAACAGGTGTTGTTGGAACTTTTTACGGTCCTGACATTACAAACACATATACCGCTTATACAATTAATGGGGTTATTTATCATGATTATGAAAATTACACAATATATTTTGTTGATTCATACGGTTTAGTACCAGGTGAAATAGAATTGACGGCCATAACCAAAAATGAGGCTCTCATAAATGTCGTCGATCAACTTGAAGTAGTTACCAATGTTTTTATTGAGAGAGGTAAAAATTCTCCTTTGGAAAATGTGATGAGGTTAGGTGAGGTTGATAATGTGGGAGATTTAGGAAAATACGGATACAAATATTTTATTATTGAAAAAGTGTCCACATAAATATTTATTTAAAAGATTATAAGATAATATGGCAACAGGAAATTACGGAACGATAAGACCGGCAGATGTTAGTCCCGAGGATGTACAGATAGTAATGGTATATACTGAGTCTAGAGACGATACTCAAAACTTTACCCTTACAACACTTGATGCTCAAGATGTTTTGAGACCTTACTTCAATAACCAAGATACTGGAGGAAGTTCAGTAGAAATTTTGGGTGGTCTTTATAATTTGAAACTTCCTGCAGATCAGTTCACTAAGTTAGGTATCTATACTTTAATGATAAGACCAGCAGAGATTAGAACTATAATTACTGACTGCGGTGTTTTATCTTCACTCCCAAATGTTAAGGGTATTGTTATAGACTTGAACAATGTACCCGCCGAATATCAAAATAAATTTGTTAATCAAGGGTTGGTAGGGTTTAGAGTGGAGTACTTGAATTCTGATGGGACAAAAATACCAAACTTTTTTAGAATCATAACTTCTTCATTTTATTGTGAACCTGTAGTACAAAATCTTACCAACACTATTCAGAAATCAATTAGATATAGGTATGTGCAAGGTGCAACGAACTTACTTTTTTGCACAGTTTCACCTTCATCTTCGCCTACAAACAAACCAAGTGCGACTCCATACATTGGACAACCAAACCAAAGTATTATCATAACAAACACATATTTTAATCCAATAACAACGGAAATAGAAATAGTCGATCAAGATATTTCAACACTTGCAATTGCACTTTATGGTAATCAAACTAAATCTATGGAAGATGGTATTTACACTATCTACGATGCTAATAACAACATTTACAAACAGTACAACTTGTACGAGATTAAAGATCAGTTCAATACTCTTCTTTATGAAGTTAGACAAGATCGTGGTGAAAATATCGACTTCTCAAAGGCATTTAATAACATAACGGCTTAATGGCGACAAATAAATTTACTTGCCCACCTCAAAGTAGTGCTGCTAACAGCTTCTCCAATAATTTAGTTGGTGTACAGTTAGTTACAGGTGGAGGTCTAACGCAAGCAAATTTTCAGTTCACAACTGGTATAAGTGAAAAACAAAATAGGACTTTTACTATAGGTAGTTTTTCCGACCCAATCAATCTTGAGAGTATTAATGTAGAAACAAACGCCGAGGCAGCTGACATACTGGCGAATAATTATAGAGTTTATCCAAATTACGATTTATCTCAGGTTACAAACTTTACACAATATGGTTCTTTGGTTAAGAGATTTTCAGTATCTATAACCAAAATTATAAATTATTTTCCTGGTGGTTTAGAGATTAATTCCAAAACACCAAAATTTATAACTCAACCAACCGCTATTAATATACAATACGATTCAGTAGAAAATGATACAACTTTTGAAATATATCTTGAATCCATACAAAACCCTTTTGAACTAGATTACTCTGAAAGTGCAGAAACAAATATGTTATTTAATGAAATGCAAGTTTCGCCGTTGAGAAACATGAAGTTGTTTTACAAAAAATATGTATTATATGTAAATGGATCTCAATATCCTGTAAATTATTTATATCCAACAAACAGTTCGTCAACAACATTAAAACTAATAGTTGATGGTGATCCTTTTAGTGGTGCTCAAACATCGAGTGATTATTTAGTTATTAGACCAAATGATTTCGAAAGTAACAAAGTTTTCAATTTAGATTTTGATCCTGTTGAAAAATTTCTTTTAAATAGACAAATTAATCCCCCTTATACTGCACAATTTACTGTTCCAAGAGAACAAGAAGACGGTTCATATATTTTAACAACAGAATTAGTAACTTGGCCAAGAGTTGGATTATGGAATTTAGATATTAGTTCAGTATCATTTGACAATTACTTGGCTCAAATAAATGATTTTGCGGTTAATTTAGATGGGTACAGCACAAATATTATTTCAAGATTTTTAACCACTGGTGCTTTAAAAGAATTTGATACTCCTGATCAAAAGTTTGAAAAGTTAATACAACTTTATGGTAGAAGCTTTGATGAAACGAAGGCATTCATAGGTGCTTTGGGTAACATCAATAGCATACACTACACAGTACAAAATGATATACCTTCACAGTTATTAAAAAACTTAGCGCAAACATTAGGTTGGGTTACAAACTTTTCTCCTATATCTCAAGAAGAACTTTTACAAGCTGTATTTACAACACAACCCAACACATTTCCTGGTCTACAATTAGGACCAACACCTGAAGAGATCAACTATCAGTTCTACAGAAATTTAATTCTGAACTCTGCCTACCTTTTCAAATCGAAAGGTACAAGAAAATCTATTGAGTGTCTATTGAGAATGGCAGGAGCACCTGAAGCTTTGATTGATTTTAATGAATATGTTTATGTTGCAGACCAAAGAATTAACATGTTTGAGTTTGATCAACAGTTTGCAGAAATTAGTACAGGAGTGGTACTTCAACAAATACCAGTACTTCAGACAAATAATGTATTTTCAATACAGGGTATGCAGTATACAGGATTTACAACTTCTTCAACAAACTTGACTGTATTAGCGACAAGAAACGATTTTCCTGTTGACGAGTTTGGATGTCCAAGAATGCCAATCCCGTCAGAGAGTTATTTTTTCCAAATAGGAGGTGGATGGTTTGAATCAACACCACAACATAGAATGCCTGAGTTTGCTGTTCCAACAAATCAAGTTTTTACAGGTAACAACCCTAACTATCAAACACAATTATTACCATTCAACTATGGAGAAGAATATTTGTATAGATACAGATATTTTCCTTACATGGATTTAGGATTCAAATTAAGAAAAGTAGCCGAAAACAAAAAAAGTTGGGTAGATACCACACCATTTTTAAGAAGTAGTTTTGAAGGAAACTTCAATGCTTATTATAGTGTTGGTGAAGAATGTTTAGTGTTAAATGTTAAAAATGTTGACATCATGATGAATCCTGCTCAAGGTTTAGTTTATGATGTATGGTCGATGTCCCGAGATACTAATTACCCAATTCCTGAACAAGGATTATTTTACACACCACCTTCACCATGTAATATACCAAACCCATATCCAAAATTAGGTGGTGTAGATTGGACAACTATAGTACCAAAACCAAAAACAAAAACATTCTTTGAATTTGCTCAAACATTTTGGAGAAACATGATTAACACTCGCAACCGTCAATTTATTACGGATGGAAAAACGGGAGGTTACCCAACTCTACAATCAATTTATTGGAGTTATTTGGAGTCTTTAACTAATGCTGGAATACCAAATAATAATTACACATACCAAACCATGATAGATTTTGTAAATGGGATGGGCGATTATTGGATCAGAATGGTTGAACAGATGGTTCCTGCAACTACTATATGGAACACAGGAGTTAGATTGGAAAACTCGATTTTTCATAGACAAAAATTTGTATGGAGAAGACAAGAAGGTTGTAAGTTTATTCCAATTCCTTGTAAACCTTGTAGTTTAACAACTCAACTTTATGTGTTGGACTGTCCTGTACAACAAGTAACTTGTGTTATTTACCCATGGAATACAGATCCTAATATAACAAACTTTGGAGTTCTACTGAATACTACCATGAATGAATTTTTTATTTCCCAAGGTGTAAATATTAATAGTTGTCAGTTAAATAGTACCGTTAGTAGTTGGTATGTTGACATAAGAGTAAACGGAAATATAATTGCTGAAGACTTGTTCTATCAAGGAATTGGTACGGGTCAATACCCTACTTCTCAACAATGGTTAACAGCGTTAACAACTACATTCCAAAGTTTACAAACATCTGGTTATGGTTATAATATAGACGAGAGTACAGACGAAATAATTATATTTAATAATAACTGTCTACCAAATTTTGATGATCTTCAAATCAATGTTGGAATAAACTTCGAAATATACTGTAATCAATAATGAGTATCGTTTTGTCTAATTATAATGTAACTGGGGATTGTAGTAATACAATCACAGGAGCCGTATTTTTCGAAATTTCAGGAACAACACCAGGTTTTGTTGTAAGTTGTCTAAACACATCTTGTGTTATTCCACCAACAATTGTTTCAGGACCACCATATATCTTTTCATATTATGGACTGTCAGCGGACACATATTTTTTAGAAATCAAAGACGGAGCATCCAACAGTTATCTACAAAGTGTTTATATATCTTCAGGAACTACAACAACAATAGATTCAACAGATACCGATTGTGGTCTTAGTAATGGTTCAGTAACAGGATTTACAAGTGGTGTCTATGGTCAAGCTGAGTTTGCGTTATTTGACGGGGATGATAATTTTATTGTTTCAGCGGATACGCCAAACAATTATTATAATTTTCAAGGGTTATCAGCGGGGACTTATTATATAGTTGCTAATGATGGGGGAGGTTGTACTGGTATCACAGCATCTGTAGTAGTGAATCCATCAAACGCTTTCACCTTTGGTGCTTATGTTGTTGATGATGGAAGTTGTATAGGTGGACCAAGTGGTAAAATATTTTTAACAGGACTTACATTTCCTGTATCGGCATACACAATCAATTGGTTAACAAATGTTAATGGACAGACTGGTACTACAATAACAGGCCTAACATCAGGGTCTTACAATGTTGAGATTACTGATCCAAATGGTTGTCAAGCAGACGAGTCATTTACAATAACCACTGTAGACCCTATTGGATCCGCAGGATTTATTGTAATAACACAACCTGCATGTTTTGGAAGTGATGGTGAAGTCGAATTCATAATTAGTGGTGGAACCGCACCTTACTATTTTAGTGCATCAACTGGACAAGTTGAAATAACTTTTAGTCAATCGGCAGTATTTTCAGGTTTATCCTCAGGTAGTTACAATTTTTCGGCAACTGATGCCGGACTCTGCACAATATTTGACTCAATTTCTGTAGGTACACCAAACTCATTTACGACAGTACAAGTAAATACAACACCATCATATTGTTCGGCAAACGATGGAACGATACAGGTAATAGTTGATGGTGGACTTATCAACAATCCTAATCTTTTGATGTCAATTTCAGGAACATCAGGTACACAACAAGTTGGAACGATAGGTTCACCAACACAAACATTTGTTGGGTTACCAAATGGTGATTATATTGTAACGGTAACTTCGGTTGGATGTACTTACACCGCTATTACAACAATAGACTCTGTTGATTTGTTTACTGTTACTGCTTCTACAACTGGTACAACTTGTGGATTGAAAAATGGAATATTACAAGTTACACCTTCAACAGGAGGAACACTTCCCTATGTTTATACATTAAATGGTCCACTTGGACCTAATCCTGTTTCGGTAACAACATTCTTAAGTACCTTCACCAATTTAGCTGGAGGTAACTATATACTTACTGTACAAGACTCAAGTTCACCGGCTTGTGTACAATCATACCCGATATTCATAGACACAAGTTCTAATGTCTATTTTAACTTGTTAACATCCCAACCTGTTATTGGAAATGACGGATCAATCACCGCTTATATAACCAATGGTGAACCACCTTTTACATACACTTGGTCAGGAGGTACTGCAGGATCTCAAACAGGAAGTACTGTTACAGGTTTAACGGCAGGAACCTATTCATTAACAGTAACAGACGCTGACAATTGTTCATATACAAAGTTCACAACTCTTACAGGAACTAAAAAATATTCAAATTACAGATATTTTAATGTTTGTGACGACCAATTTGAAAACAGTGGTCTAATAACTAAAAGAAATGTTAGGTCAATGTACCTTGAAGGTTTTACGGATTTGGCAAGTGGTAATACTAATTGTATAATAAATGAAGCAATATTTTCAATATATACCCAAGTAGGATCACAATCCGCACAAACAGAGTTTTATACTTCATCAGGTTCAACTGACTATCCAAGTGACATAGTTTGGGCACAAACAATTACAGACGCTTTGGATTCTTATTATGGTATTAGTGGAACAACAGTTGATATCACTAATAACAGAGTACAAATTTACACAACATGTGAAGATGTCCCAAAAAATTGTATTATAGAACCAGTTAATCCATTACAAGATACTCAGGTTATTGTAAATCTTGTAATTGATTATGATATATCTTGTGTATATTGTCCACCACCAACACCATCTGTAACACCAACAGTTACACCAACAATTAGTCTTACACCAAATGTTACACCAAGTGTTACCAAAACACCTACTGTAACACCTACAAATACCAAAACACCTACGGTAACACCTACAAATACCAAAACACCTACTGTAACACCTACAAATACCAAAACACCTACGGTAACACCTACAAATACCAAAACACCTACTGTAACACCTACAAATACCAAAACACCAACAGCAACTCCTACCTTTACTCCAACAAATACTATTAGCCCAACTAATACAGAAACCCCAACACCTACAGTTACTGAAACTCCTACAAATACCCCAACTAATACTGTAACACCAAGTGTAACGCCGACTTTGGTACCTACTGAATTTATTACTTTACAAATCGCGGTAGATAGTAGTTTACCACCAACATCAGGTACAGTGTGGTATGCAACATCAGTTTCTCTCAACGGAACTCAACCTTATCCTATAGGGTTAACATGGATACAATTAGGTTCATTAACTTTAGCTCCTCAGTGTAACTCAGAAATTTTTGTTGGTTTTATTCCGTTATCTTTAGGTTCACCTTTTGTGTACATACAATTAAGAACCGATGATTCTACTTTAATTTACCAAAGTAGAGGATCTTTATCAGTCTTTGGTGATCCTTGTACAGGAGCAGGAGGTGATTATTATACTCATAATTTTAGTTACGGAGGAGGACCTGGGGTGACATTCAAAATGAAAATTAATTCACCAGTACTTACTGTTTCGGCACCACCACTATAAATTTAATTTTTAAAATATGAATGAAATTACAATATCATCAATAACAGGCTTAATACCCCCATTTAGTGCGTATTGTTGTGATTACTATGGAAATCAATGTTCATATGTCGGTAGTGGAACTACAGTACCTATTACATTTACGATAACCTCTCAATTTTTTTCTGCACCATCAGTTAATGTTACATTGATCGACTCAATAGGGTGTCAAAAAGTTGAAACTGTTATTTGTGTTTAATAAACATAACCCCCATCTCAAGTAACACAAGTATAGAATTTAATTAGTTAAATTCACTTACTAGAAATAATATCTATAATTTTTAAAATGAAAGATATTCTATTTGTAACCGCACAACCCGATGTTCCATATTTTATTTGGCAAATAAAATTGTATGTACACAATTTTATTGAAAAAGGAATTGACCCAAGTCAAATACATGTTGTATTAGGTATGATCAATCGAAATACAGAACCATCAGACGAATCATTGGAACTAAAAAAGTTTGGAATTAATATTCACCATTTCCAAGATGACAGAAAGAAAAAACATTATATACCATCAGTTAAACCTTATTTAATTTCTAAATGGTTACAACTTGACGATAATTACGGCAAGTTATTTTTTCTCCATGATGCAGATATTATATTCAACAGACTACCAAATTTTGAATCCTTGTTGAAAGATGATGTTTCATACTTATCAGACACTATAGGATACATAGGTTACAAATATATTATGGATTGTTGTGAAAGATATGAAAGACACCACCCAAATTCTGAAAAAGGTCAACTGATTTCTGAAATGGCCGATGTGATTGGTATTGATGTAAAACTAATTGAAAGTAATCAAGAAAATTCAGGTGGTGGTCAGTACCTAATTAAAAACACAAATTGTGAATTGTGGGACAAAATTTATAAAGACTCAATCAAACTTTATGATCAGATGATTGATTACCAAAGAAGATTCCCAATATCACCAGGAGAAATACAATTTTGGACAGCAGAAATGTGGTCACTACTTTGGAACTTATGGTTGTACGGAAATGAAACTAAAATCACTAATGAGTTAGATTTTTCTTGGGCGACAGATAATATTTTAATTTACGAAAAAAGACCAATACTACACATGGCTGGAGTTACTCAAGATTTAAAACATAAAAAGTTTTTCAAAGGTGATTATATAAACTTAGACCCAATAGAAAGAGTAAAGGAAGACCCAACATATTTTGATTTCATCGAAAAAACAAGTTCAACTGTAAAATACATTGATAATATGAAATCCTACATAAAAAAATACGAAAGTTGATTATTTATAAGTAATGGTTCAAGATTGTTATATACTATATTCCTGCGACGGTTCATACGAACCAATTGTTTCTAACTTCAGTGGTTTGAGTGCTCACTCATCTTCTTATGTCCAAATTGAAATTTTGGATTTAAATACTATTCCTGACACATGTTTTTATGTTTTAAGTTTAGGTCAAATTGATTGTGACCCAACTTATGATGTTGATGTTGTTTCTACTGATTGTAATTGTCAATGTTATTGTTATTTTATTAGATCAGCAACAGAAACAACTGATGTGACTTACATAGATTGTAACGATACATTACAAATAGAAACAATACAGGCAGGTTTAACTTATAATATTTGTAGTAGAGTTGAACCACAATTCGATACAACAGTTCAAATACCTTTAAGATTAACTGATATCTGTCAAGATAATCAGTGTCCACCAACTATACCGACTGTTAAACCAAAGAATGAATGTGATGTAATTACTATATTTCCAATGGAAGTTGAGTGTATAGTACTACAACCAAGTAATGATAAAACATTTGATGGATCAGCGGCTTTAGCGATTACAGGAGGAACACCACCATATACCATTTTTTGGGAGGCGGGTAGTTTTGCTCCAGCTTTAACCAACTTAGGTATTGGAAGATATTCGGCAACAGTTACAGACTATTATGGTGATTTTACAGCAAACACAACATGTGTACTTACAGCAGAAACTTTAACACTCTCGGGTATGTGCTTTGTTGTTTCAGGTTTAGTCGAAGATCAAGTGGTTTATGTTAGTACCCCTAATGTGGGATTAAAAAATGGAAAACCATATTACTTTTTACAATACGGTGTAACAAATTTGGGATATGTTTTTTGGGATGGTGTCACAGGAAATTGGATTTTTTGTGAAACTTTGGAATGTCAAGGAACACCTTATAACGAATTAGATAATGATGAATTCTTTTATCCCTCAGGTAATACTGGAGATTGGACAGTAGTCTCTGATAGTCAATTAATTATCACTGAATCTTATGTTGGTGAATGTCAAATACCTATAATACCTAAAGAAGAAACTAGTCTATGCGTGACCTTAGAAATAAGAGATGATAAAGAAATTTATTCACCGTTACAAACAGAGGTTTTCCAATTAGACCCAAGTAATGAAATAAATGGTGAACCAAGTTGGACTTCTTCTACGGGACAATATATTATTTTTTGGAATACAGGATCAACTCCATCACAATGGACTATGACGGGATATCCAAATACAACTTTTATAAATAACAATACAAATTATCCCCCATTATCAAATTGGCAAGTTATTGGACCACCAACAGTTCTAAGTATGACAGTCGTTAGTGGTGAATGTGGTACTAACTATACAGTCAATGTTAATTTTAGTAAGGATGATGCGGAATGTGAGGAAGGTGGAAGCATTACAGTTTTTGCATCAGGAGGGGTAGGACCATATACCTATTCAATTGACGGGGGACAGTTCTTTCAAGCATCCCCAATTTTTAACGGGTTAGCACCTGGTAACTATTCTGTTATGGCTAAAGACTCAAATAATATTGTTAGCACAATTTTACAAACACAAATTATTAACACTCCAATAATACAATACGGATTAACATTAACCGCAAATTATACTAATAATACTTATGTTATAACAGCACCAACTTTACCACCTGGTGTGACAATAAGTGTTAATTTAATTGTACAATCATCTTTTGGGTTTTACCCAACTGGAATAATACCTCAACCAACATTTGCGGTAGTACCAACAGTTACGGGAACGAATATAACAAATCTGACAAGTAGTATTAATTCAGTGGTTCCCTTAACAGGACCATGTACATCATCGGGAGTGATTAATGTTGCGAAAAATCAAAGAACATATACATACCCATTAAGTTTATCGTCAAATCAAGTCGTTACAGGTAATACAACAACATTTATTATTTTCCCACCTAGTGGTTCATGTAAAGGAGCAAAATCAACTTATCAGTTATCTTTAGCAAACGCTCAACTTGTAAATTGTAAGTGTTGTAATCTTGTGGTAACAAATCCACCGTTAAGACCACCATTGGTTTTTCCATAAAATTGACAAAAGAATATTTATTTAATAAATGGCATACATAATTAAAAATACAGCTGGTTTAGTAAACACTAGAGTTACAGACACAGGAAGACAAAAAATTTCTGAAGGTAATTTTAGAGTTGCATATTTTGCTATTGGAGATAGTGAGATATCTTATAATTCTTTACCGCAGACTTATAATCAAGCGGATACGGTAATATTAGAACCACAATTTAATTCTCAAAATACTAGTGGAGTTCCTGAATCAAATAGACAATATGTTAAGTATCCTTATTTAGTTGATGAGGGTGAAACAAATATTTATGGAATTCCTTTTATGGATTCGGGTATAGAATCTGTTTTTAACAGAGCCGCTATGAGAGGTTTTTTTACGGGTAACACAACCGCAAGTACTGTAAATTGGAAAGCTTTAACAAGTAACCAATATGCTATCACACCAAATTATGTTGTCAATATGTACACTTTGGTTGGAACAAATGAAATTGAAATATACAGACTCGATTGTAATCCACAAAATAACCAAACTCCTGAAGTTGGAGATTTTATAACAATATATTATGATGGTTTAGCCGCTAGTGATTGTTCATGTACTAATTTACCAACACCAACACCAACCGCCTCAACATTTACCACACCAACACCTACACCAACACCGTCTTCAACTAATAGTAATCCTTGTCTGTCACCAACACCTTCAACAACACCTACTAAGACTCCATGCTTAACACCATCCAATAGTCCTGTTTGTCCATTACCACCACCATCAAGTTGTGAAAAAAATGTTTTCAGTTGTTACCCAATTTTAACTTATAGAATTGTTGCAATATGTGGATCAAAAATAACATTAGATAGAACAACTCCCGATTTTAGTAATTTATCCATTGATTGTATTGCAAGAGCTATAGTTTACCCACCACAAATGGTTCCATTGTACGATAGTTTTACACCAAGACCACATTGGAGTGATAGTGTGATTGATTTTGAATCTGTTTGTGATACAGACCAGTTTGATGTAAAAATATGGAACATGAATATTCCATGGACCGAAAGTCCTGCAGGATTAATATCAAATCAATTTGAAAATTATACTAAGTTTGGATCGGTAAATTATATTGGACAAAAAGAATATTTTGGATACACCACAAGTGCACAGACTTCGACAGACAGTGTTTATTATTATAACTCATTTGGTGAAAAGCAAATTGTAACACCCGCAAATCAAAAAGCAATTGCAATAATTCATTACACGAACCAAACAATAGACTTCTTTTATGGTGAAAAGTTTGCAATGCAACCATATGATGCTCAGAATCCTTTGAACACACAAGGGCAGGCAAGAAACTTCAAATTACATATCCCAACACTAATGTGGCATAAAAACCCTGAGTGTTGTTTTGGACAAACATTTTATGTTGATCCTCCAGGTTTTGATGGTAAAAACTTATTCCAAGTTCAGTATACAAAATCTACAGTATCTTCTAACATGAACCAACCTGGACTGAGATATTATAATTTATGGGATACATTTGCACAACCAAACGGTTTACCAAGTAGAGTTGGTAAAGTATATCCCGATTCTAAACTAATAGTGATTGATGATGAAGAAATAATTGCGGCATTATCGTACAAATCTAATAGAAACTGGACATTACCAGCACCTCAAGTTAACCTTATCACACCAAATACATGTGGCACTTCAAACACTACAGGAGTTCTTACAGGTGGTGCAGAAACTATGTGGGTTACATATAGATTATCAAATAATGATACATTTACAAACTCACTTCATTCTAATTACTATACAAGTATTGTAGGAACAGATAATATTTGTAGTCCTGATGCACCCAAAAATGTTGGAGTCAGATTTGGTGCAGAATTTCCTTGTTTAGTACAGCCTGGATTTGTTCCTGTAACTACGACAACAACAACAATGATTACCCCTGTTACTACGACTACAACATTTTGTCCATCTTGTATTGTACCTCAAGGATTTTACGCTAGAAGGTTCCAGATACTAGCACAAAAAGTTCCTGTGGGTCAAAGACCTGTACCTGAAAATTGGAGATTAATTGATTTTACAAATGAAATAAGTTCCTCATTTATTAATGGTTATGTGACTGAACAATCAATCACATCAAACACATTTGTGATTACAAATGAAAACTATACATCGGCACCATTTTATAATTTAAATAACTTTGTAGAACTTGTACCATTAAACTCAACAGGACCAACTTTAAACTTTGGTGACGAATATTATTTCTATGGTAATTTAGAAACAGATATTCAAGCAACAATTTACGAGATGAAGTATAAAATTAATTTGAGTTCTAATGAGTTTATTGTTTCTCAAAATCCAACTTGGACTAAAGGTACACAATCATATGTTAGTGAAATCGCTCTTTTAGACGAGAACGAAGACATCTTAGTTATGTCAAAACTACAATCACCAGTATTAAGACAAGGAATTCAACAGTATGTTATTAAGTTAGATTTCTAACTAAATCTACAATTTTTTTGAATACTTCCTATATATTAAATTAACAAAACAATTTTTATGGCAAAAAATATTAAAAACTCCCCAAAAGTTTTGGGTTTGGACATTTCAACCAAGACAATCGGGTGGGCTTTATTCGACATCCAAACTCAAGAATTATTAGAACTTACCCATGTCTCACCAAGACCTAAAGTTGCAAAAGATGAAGATAAGTTAAAAGAGTTATTATTGAAGTCTGAAATATTTGCAGAAAAATTGAAAGAATATGTTAATCTAGGTATTGTAAGAGTTATTATCGAAGAGCCACTTTTAAATTCAAATAACATTTATACAATCCAAACACTACTAAGATTTAATAGTTTTGTCTTCAAAGAGATTTATAATATATTAGGAATTGTTCCTGAATTTGTCTCAACTTATAATTCAAGAAAGTTCGCATTCCCTGAGTTAGTTCAAGAAAATGATAAAAAGAAATTTGTCTTATTTGGTGGACTACCTAAAGATGTGGATAAGAAATTAGTGATTTGGGAAAAAGTCGCAAAAAGAGAACCTCAAATTAAATGGTTGTATACTAAAAACAATACCCTTAAAAAAGAAAATTTTGACCAAACAGATGCTTACACATGTACTTTAGGTTTCATGAGATTTAAGGGTATTTGGAAATAATATCGTTTAATATACCGATAATTAGAAATATCGTCTTTTTAGACGATATTTTTTTTTTAACATACATATGGTAAAAGACTAATGATAGTGTTTTGTGGGTTGTTTGAAACAGGTAATGTAGATGAACATATAACAATAGATTGATCGGCCGGTACAGAAATACTTTGAGTTGATTGGGTACTACAATTTGTGTATTGAACTGATAGTTTACCGGCTCCATTGTTAGTGATTCGATATTGATTCTGAACACAAGGGGTAGGTGTTGGGGTAGGTGTCATTGTAGGTGTTAAAGAAGGACAAGGATCTGAAAGAACTGTGGTATAGAAATTAGAAAGTTCATTGATACATGGTAATTTAACCATAGAATCAACCCAATCTGTAATTGACCCAACAGGTAATTGACTATCAGTATATAGGTAGGAACCAGGTAAACTAGAAACCGCATCAACTACAACCCACGCATTTAATATTGTATCCCAATAAATCTTATATTGAGTGGTTTGATTAGGGAATGTCCATAAATAATATAATTTACCATTAAGAGTTCCTGATGGTGACACATTAACATTTCCACACTCCGAATTTACAACAATACATTCTAGTATTGGTTCAGGACTAGAAGGTGTACAATTTAAACAAGAACCGTTTGTTACAGGACCAACCTCATTAGTTAATACTATGTTATCAACACCACTTATATTTTCAAATAACCCCTCAAAGACTACGCAATAATTTAAACCGTTGATAGTCGCGTTATACACATAACCTTCTTTAGGTTGAGTACTTCCTGAAACTAAAACAAGATCAGATGTAAAGTAGTCTAAACCTGTAAAACAATCTTTAAATTTCTTACTATTAGCACACTGAATTATTTCATTTATTGAATTGAATATAACCTCACCGTTAAAATTACAAGGTCTTGTAACATCAGGTGTGTTAGATGGTGTAGGTGTTGGGGTTGGTGTTGCACTAGGTGTAACCTTATCTAATGTTATTGTCATAGATCTACCACCACAAGGTTCTGTTTGAGTAGGGGTGGGGGTTGTTGTTGGGGTTACAGGTGGAGTTGAACTTAGACTTGGTGTTGGTGGTATATAACAATCAAAAACTGCATCAAAATCAAATGCCGCACATGGGTTTGTTGTTGTGGTTGTTGTAACACAAATCCCTGAATACATAACCGTATCGTCTAAATCAGGAGTTGTTGAAGTACTGGCATAAGGACCAAATTGAATACAAGGGTCACCTAAGTTTGCCGCTAAACACCATCTGTTTTCAGCGACTGAAAAGAATATAAACCCAGCTGGTCCACCGTAATAGTTATAACCGTCATGAACACCATCAATGTCGTAATCACCATTAAGATAACCATTATTAATTATACAGTAGTCTCCTGTTGGTGTTACAGAAGGTGTTGGTGTAAATGTTGGTGTAGGAGTTACTGTCGGAGTCAGGGTGTTTGTAACTGAAGGTGTTGGAGTTTGGGTTGGTGTTTCAGTATTGGTTGGAGTAACACTTGGAGTTTGAGTTGGAGTTCCTGTATTAGTTGGTGTAGGTGTTGGTGTTGGTGTTGGAGTTATGGTTGGTGTAGGCGTTGGAGTTGGACACGGATCTACGGATATTATTTCTGTATCTGTTCCGTTATAGTTATAAAGATAACCTGAATAAACAAACCAAAAACTATCACCTATTGGAACACTACAAATTGAGTCAGAATAAACAATTGTACCGGCTGAAAATGGTATAACTGTGGAGTCAATGTAAACTGTTATTGGTGAACCCCCTCCACTACACAATCCTGTGTCTGTTACACCCGTATATATTAAATAAGGACTACATGCCATTTTATATTGTCAAATTTTCATCAATTATACAGTTGTTACTGTCTACCACTTTTACACCAATATAACCCATCCCACTTTGAACAACGGGAATATTAAACGAATAAGGTATTTGTGAAGGACCTATAGTGTCAATATAAACACAGGTTGTGTACCCAGTGTCACAAGTGTAAACATCAAAAGGTGCGAGACCACTCAAAGAGGTTATTGTAATTATGTTCGGCATATCAGTAATAAATATAAAAACTTACAAAACTTTGTGTAGTTGATATATTAAAAGATGTTTTTTATATTTTAGTTATGACAGAAAGAGAAATACAATTATTGGGATTTCAAAGAGAAGAATCCAATGACGGGTTTGACGACCCTTTTTACTATTACTTTTACAAAATTGCTGATGGGTTAGAATTCATTAGTTGTTCTAATGATGAGGTATACGAAGACGAAGAGTGGTATATTGACATATTTAACACAGATCCTCACATTAGATTTACTCAATTTGGTGATGTTCAGGGTTTAATCAATATTTTAGAAAAAAGAAGGGTAAAAAAATAATGGATGAAAATGAGGCGTTAGTTGAGTTATTGGAAGAAGTTCTTGGCGATCACGGACTTCATTACCCCAATCGAGGACAAATATCCTTCAACTGTCCCGTATGTGATGATGGAAGAAATAAACACAATTTAGAGGTTAACTATATAGATAATGTCTATAAGTGTTGGGCCTGCGGTGATAGTGAAAATACTCACGGAGCTTTAGGTAAAATCTTTGACAAGTACGGAAACAAAAAACAAAAGAAACTATACAATGTTTTAAAACCCGAAACTGTCGTAAAACGAGAGAAAAGTAAAAAAGCATTAAAGTTACCCGAAAGCTTCACTCTATTCAAAGACTCAAGTCCGGTATACCCAATTAGAAGACAAGCAATGAATTATCTTAAAAGTCGTGGTATTACAGATGAAATGATTGAAAAGTTTGGTATTGGATTCTGTGATAAAGGAGACCATGCTGGTCGTATTGTTATTCCATCTTACAGTACAAATGGTGTATTGAATTATTATATAGCAAGAAGTTGGAACCCAATGTCTCGAGCTAAATATAAAAATCCTGAAGCCGAGAAAGACAAAATTATCTTTTGGGAAAACCTTATTGATTGGAATAAAGACATTTATTTAGTTGAGGGAGCCTTTGATGGGTTGTTTTTAGACAATCCTATACCTATGCTTGGAAAACATATGTCCGAACTTTTATTTGATACTATATATCAAAAAGCTAAGGGTAATGT